TCAGGCTTTTCCGGTCTTTGATGATGTTCTGTATCATGTTGACAAAGTTCTGTGAATTAACCCTGATTTCCATGAGCATATTTTCAAACGTGTATTCCTTGTTCTCATCATACATGTCTTCGACAAGAGCTTGAATTTCATCCATCTGTTTTCTGTATGCTGCTGGTCTTCCAAAGCCTTTCCCGATTTTAAATGGTTTGTCTTCCTTGATGGCCTGAATCATCTCAGGCTTTTGTTCATCTGCTGCCTTCGCAATATTGATCACATCTCCCTTATTCACATTTTTCTTTCCGGATAATATTTCACTGGCAAGTGTTGGGTCTTCTCTTTGAATAGCATCGAATCCTTTGGCAAACTGTTCAGAGCGTTTGATGGTCGGTTCAGAAACGCCAAGTTCTTTTGCTATTGTTTCAGCAGTTGATTTGTTTCTTTCACCATTTGGATCATTTTGATCTAATTGGAATCTTCCGTTCTCGTCTCTACTTCCTTTATTACCAATACTTTTCTTTCTTGCCTCATACATCTTTCCCCTGAGAATCGTCATCTGAACGTCCGTCAGGTTTCGCCTGCCAAGTTGGTTTTTACACATCCAGTCGATAGCTTCCCATTTATCTGCAAAATCCATTTTTCGTGTACGCCACTTGACTTCCGGATGCTCCTGAATCACCTTGTATCTGTTGTGACCGTCAACAATGGTTTCGTTCCAGACGACAATGGGTTCAAATACTTCTCCGGCTTCCAAGATATTTTCTTTTAACTGCTCAAATTCTATATCCGTCAGCGGAGGAATCTTACCTTGAAACTCTGGGTCGATTTTCAATTTCGGCATCACCGTGCCTTCATACATATCGTCACACCCTTCCAATGCGTTCTTCAATCCACTGGTCAAGTTTGTCTTTCGGAATAATCCATCTGTCATTCAGGACCCTCACGGATGGAAAGCCCGGTTCCTTAATCAGCCTATAGGCGTTTGAAATGCCTATGCGCAGATACTCAGCCAGTTCTTTTACAGTCAAAAATCTTTTTTCTGTTCTTTCATCATTCTGCTGCATCATTCTTTTCTTCTCCTTCTTTCTTGCTTTCGCAATTTAATGCCTTTTCAATTACGTTTTCCAACTGATTGCACTGGTTAATAATCAGTCCTTGTAGGTTTTCTATGATCCTAACCAAATTGCCAATCCTGTTCCATTCCATTTGCACTTTCATAATTCTTTTCTCAGCATCAACATTGCAGAAATAGTCTTCCGAAACATCTTGTAATAGTGTGCAACTTTGTTCTGATAGCTCCTCTACCCGACATACTGTACATTCTGCTTCGCTGAAAACTTCCCTTAATGCTTCATAAGTCATCCGCAACACCATCCTTTCTGTTGATGATGTTATTATAGGACTATATCGGCCTATTGTCAATATAAAAAATTATTTATTTTTAATAATCTTTTAAAAAAGTTTTTTACTTCTTTCTTTTCCGTTTCTCACCAGCATATCTGCCAGTAACAATACGGTGGTCGTCGTATGGCGCATCTTCCGGAACACACCAGTTGCGTCCGATTTTAATAGCACCAGGCACATTTCCACGCTGACATTTATGCCTGACCGAAACAGGAGACAATCCATGTTTTTCGGCATATTCAGCCAAAGAAATCATTCTCCCACTCATTTCAAAACCTTCCTTCATCGACAATGCGTCGATACCGTTACTATATCAAATCGCATACTCAGTGTCAAGAAATTTGCTTTTACAGCTTCATGAACTTTCAATGAAGCCTTTTTTGTTTTTCGCGGCTTTCTAACTCTATATATAACTTTTTTGTTTTTTTCTCTCCGGAATGGGGTTATTAAGCCGGGGCCTGGCTGGGCCGTGTCCCCGTCGGGTAGGTCCCTGCTGTGCTGCTGCTGGAGCTGCTGAATGGCCGTCCGAACAGACAGCCCAGGACAGGCGGAGCAGGACAGGCGGAGCAGCGGAGGACAGCAGGCGGAGGACGCAAGCCCAGGACCAGGACAAACGGAAGGAGGGCAGAGGGCGTACAGATCAGCACAGGACGAGCGGACGCCGGACGAACAGATCCGGAACGGGACGGCAGGCAAGCCAAGGCCTATGACAGGCGGAGCAGGACAGCGACTCCGGAGCAGGACAAAAATCAAAATAATTACAATTTTTCAAGAAAAATAATAAAAAGACTATTGACATTTACTAAAATTTGTGTATAATAGTAAATGTAAAGAGTAAGCACTAACAACCAACAAACCAAAGGAGGAAAAGACAATGACGAAAGAAGAAAAGAAAGTATACAACAATCCAGACATCGAATGTCTAAGACATCACCTTGAAAATGGTTTCGTTAGTCTCATGGAAGCAGCAAGAACAGTAAACGATCTGTATTACAGAGGAAGCCTTGCATTTGACCAGGCAAACATAGCCATAAGACTGTTATCAAAAGTCAAGGTATCCGCATAAGGAGGATAAAAAAATGTACGTTGTAAAAGGAAGTAAAGTTTGCGTAATGGTTCAAGACACAAAGAAGCCCACAAAATACGGTTACAAGTGGGTATACATTCCCGAAAGAAAATGGCTTGCAATGACAGACCAGCAAAAAGCCCGCTACATCGTTTAATCTCCGCCCGATGAGAGCCGGACGGCAACCGGCCGAAACGCCGCGAGGCGTCGCGGATAGCCCGCAAAAAATGAAGGAGGACGAAACAATGAAGACGATTGAAAAGGCCATGAACATTATCAACAGCAGGAAAGACCGGAGCGCCTGGGACAAAGGTGTGAGCGTGTACAGCCACGAACTACTGGAGCAGTTGCAGGAGGCAGCGGAGGGCGGATATTTTAAGGACGAACAGATCAGCAGCGGAGACGCCATCCGGGAGGCAATGCTCAACGGAGCGAGCGACTGGAGCCAATACAGTTGGGGCGGATCAGCACTGATCTATGATGGAGACATCGCGGAAAGACTTTGCAGCCCGTCCGAACTGAAGAAGACGCGCAACGGGGAGCGCCGTCCGAACAGCCGCGAGGAGTGGCTTGACGTTCAGGCAAGAGCGCTCTTCCAGGCGGCTAACAGGGCCGTAAAAGCGATCAGAGCAGCACAGGAAACAGCATAACCGGGGCCATTCTCGCCCCGTCTTAATGCCCATGCTGGTGACAAGGCCAGCAGGCCGGAAACGGCCCCGCAGAGTCAAGACAAAGAGACAAACCACACAAGCCCATGGGACGGGGAAAGCCCCAGAAAAAACTGGTTCAGGCCATCCAGCAAAAAATGGCACGCGGCCCGACGAGACAGGGCGACCCGTCCAGGCCGGGACGTAAAACGGCCCACTGTCCGGAGGTGTAAAAGCCGGAACTGGATCAAGGCGGCCAGGACAAACAGCCCGCAAGCCGGAGCGAGAGACGGCAGGAAACAACGTCAACAAGGGAACCGGAAGAAAGGAGAGAAGATAACTTGCTTTTCTTCAATCACAACAAGGTCGGCACTCCTCCAGCCCTGCACAGCGTAAAGCGCTGGAGGACGCCGGAAGGGGACGCATACAACCTGTTTATTGACATTGCCCAGCAGCACAACGTGCTGGTTGCCGGTGAAGTCGGCAGCGGTAAAAGTTGCGTCATCAATGGCATTATTCAAACAGTGCTGTATCATTCCCCGGCAAAGACAAAGTTGATTCTGATTGACCCGAAGCGGACAGAGCTTTTTCAGTGGCGGAACCTTCCGCACGTTCTCCGCTATGCTTCCGAACAGTCCGAACAGATTGCCGCCCTACAATATGCAATCGCCATCATGGACGAGCGCCTGAACGACATGCAGCGGCGCGGCCTGAAGCTGTACGACGGGGCCGATATTTACATCATTATCGACGAGCTTGCGGACCTGCTCTTGACGAACAAAAAGCAAGCAAAGCCCCTTTTGCAGCGTCTTCTCCAGCTTTCCAGGGCCAGCAAAATCCACGTTATCGCCGGTTCTCAATGTGTCAATGCTACCGTCATAAACACCGAACTGCGCGTAAATATGACCGCTATCGTGGGACTAAGGACCGCGACAAAAGCACATTCCCGTTTGTTGGTGGAACGTCCGGGCTGCGAACTGTTCCCGGACCCGCAGTTGGAGCACAAGGCTTACGGATTTTACAAGCGGGGCTGCAAATGCGATCTATACGAACTGCCCTACATCACCGACGAAGAACAGCATCAAATGATTGATTGGTGGACCAGTAAAAAGTGTGTAGCATAAGGAGGAAAAGAAAATGGCAAAGAAGCAGATGAAAGACTATTCCGAAACTATCCATATTTGCCAGTCAATTCAACTGGCTACCAGTTCTGTTTTGTCTGAGGTTCTGAACGTTCCGGACCTGCTGGAGGTTCCCGCTTATAAGGAACTCGTCGAGCGAATCTATATGGCCGCCCGTCAGTCTGCCACAGTTGCCCGTATGATGTGCGATGAACAGACGGCGAAGTTCACCGAAAACGTATGTAACAAGCTCGTCACCGTTGCAAAACTGTGAGAAAAAGAGGAGGTTCTGAACATGTCTATCACAGAAATCACCGCGAAAGTCACCGAATACCAGGAACTGAAAAGGATGCTGGAGGAAATCGAAGCGGAGATGACCGCACTCCAGGATGAGATCAAGGCGCACATGGGCGATTCCGAATTGCTCATGGCAGGTCCCTACAAAGTCACCTATAAAAACGTGACCTCCAGCCGTGTCGATACAACCGCCCTAAAGAAGGCCCTTCCCGACATCGCTGCCCAGTACACCAAGACCACCACAGTCCGGAGATTCACCGTCCAGTAACATCATTTTTTGCTTGCAATTCATAAAATTCTGATGTATCATAATCAAAGCGAAACAATATAGGAGGACAAGACAATGAAGGTTATAAATTTAAACGGTCATGAAATTGATTTTGAAGCTGCCGTCCAGATGATGGATGACGAAATCCGGGAAGCTCTCGCGGATGAAGGCTTTGAATCCGAACAGGATTTCTTCACCGCTTACGAAAAAGCCCACGCCGAAAAGTATGGCACTGAATGGGAACTAAGCAAGGCCAATCCTGTTTGGTAATCAACCTATGATACATTCTGATTCACCACCCACCGCCCTAATCATGGGCGGTTTTTTCTGTCCGGGCGTCCAGACCGGGCGCTGCTGGAGGGGCCGGAGCCGTCCGAAACCAACCGGAAAAGCCCTGTTCTGTTTGCGTCCTGCTGTGTTCTGATTGTCGTTTCTCATTTAATGCCGATTTTTTGCGTTTTAAGCAAGGTTTCTGCTTTACCCATAAACTTATACCGCCACCATACACAAGCCATGATTTAAGCCGTTCTGATTCAACTATGACGGTTTTAAACACCGCTTGCCGTTCTGTTTCCGTTGTGTTGCTAATTTTCTGCTGTGCTGGTCCGCTGCTGGTGATGCTCGTCTCCACCAATCCAAGGCGTGAACCACAGCCCAGCAGATGCCACTTCCGGATGGAAACAACCCCGTTCCGCTTCCACCCGGACAGGGAAAACAGCACCTTTACCACGCAAAAAGCATTGATGCAACAAGCGTTTTCTTCTGATTTGCACCATGTACAGCCATGAGTATTTCAAGCAAAAAGCAACCTGACACGTCGTAAACATAATATATATAATATACTGTACAACTGTATATATATTATTATATAATTATTTTATTTATTATTATTATATTTACCTGATACCACAAATAAAATGGTCCGTACCATGTTTGATACGGACCATAATATTATTCTGTTTCTGATGCTTCTGTCGGGATAGCGTCAATAATTTTCTTTTGTGCTTCTCCTGCGTCCATGTTTTGAAGCGGAGAGTTAGGCGTAAGTACGACCTCAGTCTTATCACTAAGCGCGTAAAAATTCTTCGCTCTGAAAATGTAGGACACGACAGGAAGCTTGTTGTTTGAGACTAATTCGGCATCTAAAGCAGCCAAAATTTCCTTAGCTTTTTTTATCATGTCAGCACGTATATGGCCTTTACTCCCATTCTCCCATTCCCAGACAACCTGTCTAACTGTGCCCAAAGCGAGACACATTTTTTCGACAGTAGGGATTTCGCCTGTTTCGCCGACGTGATGGAAGAACTCGTTAAGGCGTTCAGCGCATTCCTCATCGGTATGGACGATTTCTCGGTTGTACCAGTAAAGGACATTGCCGATCATGGTTTTAAGTTCCGGTTTTGACGCTGTGGTAGTTGCCTCAACGGAAGCGGACTTGCTACCTCGTTTCTTTTTTTCACGGACAATATCAATGATATGGTTATTACCATCGTTTGATTCACCGCTTACCTGGTTCTGAATATCAATTTCGTCATTCATGTTATCACCTGCTTTCTGATTGATTTTTCTGTTTGCTTTATTTGCTCACGTTTTTCCGCTTATTTTCGCGTTCTGATTCTTACCCTACCAAGAATACTGTCGACAGCGTAGAAACGTTTTTTGGTGCGTTCTCGTTGAACTGAGCGTTATGTTCTGATAACGTTCGCCATGTTACTTTCTGAACGTCACGCTTGCGACCCGGTCCAGGACGTGGTTGATAGTGTCAGCCGTGATCATAATGGTTCCGTTCTGTTTTTCTGATTCCTTTAGCTGCCGTTCCATGGCTGCCAGTTTGTTTGTCAGTTTTGTAATAACGTCCCGCAATTTCTGATTTTCGTTTTGCAGTTCTTCCAAACTCATCACGTCAGGATAAGTAATTGTATATGTTCTGCGTTCCTGGTCTGTCATATCATCACCCCTTTTCCGCTTGGTTCGCGCCTGTTCGTTGATGTTCATGGCCGTTCTGATTCGTTCAATCTCGTCAAGGTTCATGTCATCACCAACCCCTTTCATTCATCCGCCAGCCCACGCCCGATGACTACCATCCGGATTGCCTTATCCACGGTCCGCTTGACAGAGTCTATGTCCATCCCGTAGGTTTCCGCAACTCTGCGGAGCGGTTCCGGCGTTCTGTTTGTTTTGTCGCTGGATTCTGAATAGTACGCCCGGACGATTTGACGCTCCATCCCGGACAGGGAACGAAACGCCCGGTCACACGCTTCCCAGGCCCTCAGGCTTGCCGGGGACAGGTCCTCCGTGTCCGTCAGGTCGGAACGGGGAAGATAAAACCTGATCATGCACCCGGCAGCACCCCTGTACTTTCCCCAGTTCTGATAGTAGCGGTACGTTCTGATGGTATCACCCCCTGCTTTGGTTCTGTTTTCCGTTCCGCATTGCTTCGTCGATGCTCTTCATCAACTCGCTGACCGCGCTGTTCTGTTCCTGTTCTGCCTGGAGTTCTGCTATCTGTTTCATTCCGCTGAAGAACAGGGACACAAATACGGACAGTTCTTCCGGTTCGCCTTCTGCTTCAACCACGCCGAATAGTCTGATTTTCATGATTCTGAATGCACTTCCTTTCCTTCCTGCTCTTCTAACATCGTCATGTATGACGGGTATATTTCCTTGTGCATCAGGTCCGTCAAGATTTTTGCCGCGCATTTATCGCAGACGTCAAACTCGTTTTCCATTGCAACAGGATTGTGGTCGTTTTCGACATACGGTTTGGTTTGTGGTGCTTCCATGCTGATGAATGGTCCTCTAAACAAGAAACGTGACATTGTTTCTGGTTTCTTCACCGCTCCGCACACGTCACACTTTGAAAGTTTCATAGTTTGTTTCTCCTTTCTTACCTACCGTCTATTTGTCTGACGATTTCTTCCGGCGTTTCTAATATGCTGTATGTTTTATTGTCATGTAGTGTACTTAGCAATGATTCACTCTTTTTCCCGTTCCACGTATATCCTATACTTGCAACGTCATCGACATTGAAATACGCCACTCTTGTAAATTGATGCTTGTAGTCATCGTCCCATTCAAATACTGTTACTCTTACAAACTTTTTACTCATGTTTCCCCTTTCTTTATGTTTCTGACTACAGTAACTACAGTCTGACTACAGTCCTGACTACAGTAAAAGTCCCTGTGGTATCAGGCTAAACTACAGTGACTACAGTGTTTTGGCATATACACCCTACGCGCGTGAGGACATATTATTTTGTTTTCTTGTCTTTGCTGTAAAACACATAGTCCTTTATATATATGTGTGTGTATCCCGATTTACTGTAGTTACTGTAGTTCGCCCTGATATATCAGCATTTTTGCTGTAGTCAGCACTGTAGTCAACTGTAGTCGGCTGTAGCATTTTTCATCAAAACGGCAGGTCATCGTCGCCTGAAACGTCTGTGAACCCGTCTTCTTCATCCGGGAGCTTCATCACAACGCATGAAATCCGCTTTTTGCTATCGCCTATTCTCCGCTGTGACGTATAACTGTCAAATCTGTTTGTCTTGATAATATTGTTTCTTTTTGCCCAACTCAGGAAAGCGTTTGCGGACGGGAACTTTCCTTCCAAGATATCGTCCAGTCTGCTCCGAATGATACATACATAGTCTTTGCCATCTTCGTTCTCAAATACGCCGTACTGTGTACCATGATTTTCAGTTGGATTATCGCTGAAATATCCCTGATGTGAAGCGGTCCATTCAGCGATATACTTGTACGCTCTCCTGTTCTGGTCCGCCTGTTCCTGTGTAATCAGATACGGCTTGATGTCCTCCACGGTCAGGGCCTTTCCGTCCTGGAACACGGCGATGTCCGCAAGCTTGTCCGCAGCCAGCAGGAGAGACGCGGAAAGCACCTGCTTGTCCTGAATGTCCCCGGCAAGTTTTGAATAGTAGTCCTTCTGTATGTCTCGAAGTGCGTCCAGCGTTCCTTCTTCCTGGAGTGCTTTGATGAATTTCCGTCCGGCGAATCCGTAGTTCTGCTTCAGCGTGTTTGCCACGGTCCTTGCGTCCTCAAAAAACGGTTCCCCGCCATAGTTTACCTCGATGGTACGGACGGCAGCGCCGCCCCCGCTGTTGCTTTGGACAATGGGCATTTCGCCCGTGGTCAGGAACACCGTTGCCCACCTTCTGCTGGTCTGTAAGCCGCCGTCCTTGGCTCCCCTGCCCTTGCTCACGCCTTCGCACAGGCTGTAGATAATATCGTCAAAGCTTTTCCTGTCCGAGATGACCTGAAGCTCGTCCAACAGTACCGGCAGGTTTCCGCAGAAGGCGCTGAACAGTTCCATGCTGACCTTCGTCCCGGAGAATGATTTGATATAACCGCCGATTTGCGGATTGCCCCACACAGACGCGGCAAGCAGAAGCGCCACCGTTTTACCGCTGCCCTGCAAGCCCCAGAAGTGTACAAAGAAACTCAGCGCACCAAGCTTCTGCACCAGCGGGGCGGCAAAGGACGCTGCCAGCGCGATTCTGGCCGGAACGGACTTGCCCGTCCGCACCTTTTTGGCGATATCCATCCAAGCCTGTTCGCTCCCTTCCGGATGAAATCCCCCGTACAGCCTCATGAACTCGTCGCTCTCTCCACCGAATACAAGTTTGTCCGTGTACGGGGCGAACTGACCGTCCGGCATCCAGCCCATGTGACTGCATGAAAGCTGCGTGTCCAGTTCGGAGTAGTTCAGGTTTTCCAACTCTGACAGGTACTTGACAACCTCTTTGGCGTTCTCCGAATTGACGGCGATTCCGTTTTTAGCCAGAGAGATGATTCTCTGTGCGGAAGCCAGCGTCTCCCGGGACGCAATCATGCTCTTCCAGTTGGCAATAAAGTCCCCTTTTGTGTTCTGCAATATCCTGGTATAGGCGATTTGTAGGTTCTCCGCGTTCGTTTCCACGTCCACAATGCGCTTGACGGGCATCATCGGATGTGATATCACCTGTACCCACTCGCCGAACGTCCCCATGTAGCTGACCCCGCGCTCGTCACACTGATACCGTCCGGCGTTCAGCGTTTTCCCGTCCCCAAGTATCTTTTCCTGCTCCGGAAACTCTGTCACAAAGTTGCTTCCAACGCTCTGGGCCGGTTTCTGGTCCGCAAGGAAATCATTCCAATACTGCTGGATGGTAAGCTTTTTGACCCCGAGCTTCACGCCTATCGCAATCAGCATGTTCAGCGACCTGCGAAGCTCAAACCGGGAAAGGTGTAGCCCGTACAGCCACCGGTATGGTTTTTCCGTTTCAAAGTCTCCCGCCGTCCACACCGGCATCAGTTGTTTTGCGTCATCCAATTCGTCACCCCCCTTCAAGTGATGCGTAGTTCATAATGCGTAATGTGTTATTTAAATCATATCTCCTCCGTTATATTCCCGTTCATGCTCCCAGAAATTCAAGTATATTCATTTGATGTTCCATTTCTTTCTGCTTTTGATCCGGTTTTTTCGTATACGGCATATCAACTGGTTCCGTTTCAAGCACCTTGTCAAAGTCCGTAACAAACGGAGCCTGTTCTTCTGCATTCATGCAGTTCAATACAGCTTGCCTGTAGTAACTCTCTTTTAGCTCAACGCCTATTCCTCGACGGTGAAGCAACAACGCTTCATACACTGTGGACCCAATTCCCAAGAACGGGTCAAGGACAATATCTCCTGGGTTCGTCCATAACTTGATACATCGTTCTATAACGTCTAACTGAAGCGGACAGATATGCTTTTCGTCGTTGTCTTCCCTCGCATCTTTTCTGTTCAACGTATTGCTCTGCTTAATGTCAAACCACACAGGGCTTGCGTATTTCTGCCACATGTTGACAGGAAAGTTCTCATGTGTATGCGGAATGGGTTCTGCGTTTTCTCCAGGCTTCCTCATGGTGACGACATAATCAGGAAGCCCCTGTCTGCTCATGGCGCTGTCCTTTCTGATCTGCTTATGAAGCAGACCGAGCGCCTTTGTCCGCTGCATTTCTGTCACAGGATTCTTCCAAATGGTAACTTCACTGTGATAGATGAATCCGGCTTCCACAAACAGTCGAATCAAATCCCCACGGAAATCCTTGATGCCAATTTCTCCGTCGCGGCTCTTCATCATCGGAATGTTCATACAGTGAAACGATAGAAGACGGCCAGGCTTTGTGATTCTATAAAGTTCCTTTACCAAATAGCTAAACTGTATGAAAAATTCATCATCCGTCTTGCAGTTGCCCATGTCCCTATCGCTGTTGGAATAGGTATATAAGCTTGCAAATGGGGGAGAGAAAATGGTGTAATGGATGCTGTCTGACGGGAACGCTTTCAGCACTTCGCAACTGTCCCCATGATACAGCCCATACGTTTTTTTCAGCGTTTGATTGATTACGTTCACGATGCAAACTCCTTCCAATCCGGAAGTATAATTGGTGTCTCAGCGTCATACGGTGTGCTGATTCTGGTTGTCTTTTTCAGTTCTTTTGCCGTGATTTCCTTGGTATAATCGCTCATAACATCCTTCATGTGCAGGAAGTCTTTTTGCTTCCTCTCGATATTTTCACGGACTGCCCCTTCTTTTGCGGCAATCACGATATACACGTCAACGGGCTTTTCCTGTCCAAACCTCCAGCACCGGCGGACTGCCTGATAAAACTGTTCATAGCTATCCGAAAGACCTACAAAAATCATATTATGGCAGTTTTGCCAATTCATGCCAAACCCTGCAATGGATGGTTTTGTGACAAGCACCTTCACCTGTCCATCCGAAAATCCAAGCATACTGTCCGCCTTGTGCTGGTTGCTGTCCGAACCTTTCACTTCTACCGCGTTCATGATTTTTTCGGTAAGCGCGGCGCTTTCATCGTTCAGGTCACACCACACAAGCCACTGTTCATCGGAATGGTTTGGAAGTTCCGCCGCCTTACTGCAACGAAGTTCCAGCGTGTCCCGCCTTGCGTTTCTTCTCTCTGTCAGTGTCAGTATCTCGCTGACTGCCTGTTCACCGTCTACAATGATTTCGTGCATTCTCAGTTCCGGAAGGTCGAATCCTTCTTCATGGTATCCAATGTCCGCAGGAGAATTAACGTACACAGCCCATGTACAAAGCCATTCCCAGAACATGTGATCCGCGTGACCTTTTAACCGCCATTTGCTGGTCTGTCCTCCATCGTGTACAAAGAACATGGACAGCATTTCCGAACGTGTCATAACCCCTAAAAATTCGCTGTGATTTCCAAGTTCCATATAATCATTCGGCGCTGGCGTTGCCGTACATGCCAGTTTGTATGGTGTCTTCCGAAAGTTGTTAATAATCTCGTTTCTTACCTTCCCGGTAAAGGATTTCAGGATGGATGATTCATCCAGCACAATACCTTGAAACTCCTTTGCCACAAACTTTTCCAGCTTTTCATAGTTTGTAATGTTGATTCCATCCTGCACGTCTTCCTGGCTCTCACAGATGTTGACGCTGATACCAAACTTGTCACCCTCATGCACGGTTTGGCTTGCAACGGCCAGTGGGGCTAAAATCAGCACCTTTCCGCCAGTATGTTCACAGATGTTTTTTGCCCATTCCAACTGCATCGGCGTTTTACCAAGACCGCAGTCCGCAAAAATTGCAGCTTTTCCTTTTGCCAATGCCCACCTGACAATATCTTTTTGAAAATCATACAGCATCGGATTGAGCGATTCTTTATCTACGTCTATGCCTGACATTTCTGTTACAATCGCTTTAGATGCAATGAATTTTCGATAATCCATTACGTTGGTATCGTCCAATGATCTTCCTCCCCTATCTTTCTGGCAACATTTCTCTAAATATATCCATCAGAACGTTTACTACAATTGAGTTTCCAGCCTGTTTATACAGTTGGCTTTTTGATACGACCTTTGCCGCGTTCTCATAGTCTTCATCGGAAAAGCCCATCAGTCTCCAGCATTCCTTTGGCGTCAGTTTTCGCACACGAATATCAGGTTCTACCACAACGTTGTCTTTTTGAACTGTTGTCAGCGTATTGCTAATATCGCCGCCTATTTCAAGCCGTTGTTGTGTTGCAATTCCCGGTGTTCTGCATGAAGGATTTTCTGGGTTTCTTCCGCGAATTGCTCCTATCTTCGGTTCGGCAATCTTTACTTCTTGATTACCACCAGTACATGTGGTAATGGTTGGCGAAAGGTATTCCGCGTCATATACCCTTCTGTTGCAGTCTATAGCTTTGTCCAATTTGCCGCCTTGTAACATTCCAATACATTTGCAGTTAATCTCCATACAGCAACACTCCCGCGTCGTTTTGTTCAGCTTTTAATGTCCGTGATACGTCTAAGAGTGGGCCATGCTGGAAGTCTGACGTAGCCGTCAAATAGATTCCGGCCACCGTTGACTGCACAATTTTAGGTGGGTCTTTATAGTCTGTTGCTCTTAACCCCTGGCATATGCCATTGTCACTCAATACACGCACACGGTCTTGTACTTGTTTATCCGGGTTGAGAGAACCAGCCACAATGATTTTAGGTTCGTCAGTACCCCCAGAATTTTGGATAACGCCGTTCATAAGCTGGTTCCCAAAGCCTTTATAATCACGGGCCATGAGTGTTGCTGCTATATCTGTTTCTTTGTATATTTCGTTTCTGTTCATCAGCACCGTTTGAAGATTTTTCCTGCCGGTACTGTTGCTGTTTATGTACATAAGCAGTTTGGAAACGGCTTGCTGTGTCAGGTAAAAACTATTGTCAACCTCATCCTCAAGCATGTGTTTCAATCTGAGTTCTAATTTTTTCGGGGGGGGTAGTCATAGTAGTAATCCCCTTGCCAACTCACCATAAAACACCTTTCACGGTTTTGCGGTATGCCATAGTTTTTTGCGTTCAGAATACGGTATTTGTTCTTATATCCAAGGCTCTCAAGAAATGCTATCCATTCCGCAAAGTCAGCGATGTTTTTATCCGAAACAACCTCCGGAACGTTTTCCATCAGAAGTATTTGCGGAAGCTCGTTCATTTCTTTCAGAAGCCGTTCCACTTCCCATAACAGACCGCTTCTCGTACCGCTTCCCCTGCTCATTCCCTGCTGTTTTCCAGCAGATGACAAGTCTGTACATGGGAAAGAATAAGTCATGATGTAGCAAAATTTATCCGTATCTGTTACAGCTAAATCAGATGCATGTATCTTTGTAATATCACTTACTTCAAAGTCTGTATGATGAACAGCGTTATAGCTTGCTACAGCGTATTTATCAAACTCACAGATGCGATAATGATCAAAAGGTATTCCAAGATTTTCTAAAGCCTTTGCTTGTGCGCCTATACCGGCAAACAATTCTATCAGCCGTATCGGTTTCGTTATTTTCAGCGGTTTGCTTCCGTCAAACATTGAAATCTGGTCGCCTATGTTGTCCACCTCCTATCCATCAGTCTGTGTTCTGAGTCTGCCCCTCCCTGTGGCTCATTAACTCAGCCATATAAACCTCCTACCTCCTACTTTCTACTTCCTACCTGATGGAAGCTTCGTACATTTCCTTCAGGTCCGGCTCTTTATTACACCAATGATACCCCGCGTCAAAATCAATGTTTTCCTTGTCAGCGTCCATAATCATCACAGCCTCTGCTGAATCTTTAGCATATCCAATGATGGTTTCGCGTCCGTCCAGTTCCATTCGGTACACGGTAAACGGCATAGGGCATCACTCCTTCCGGCGTTTTATATCCTGCTTCCATTCACGGTACACGGTGACGCAGACTGCCACCATCATGGACACAAAGCAGATCAGGAACACCACCATGATGAGCGTCAGCGTCACGAACCCAAGTGTTTTAAACCATTCTGGCATTGTTACGCTCCTTTCACTCACTATTGCCTAATCCCCAATGCCTAATTCCTATTCGCAAACTCCGTCCTCGGCTTCCCGCACGGCTTTACCTCCGGGCACCGTCCTCTCACGCATCCCGGACCGGAATCCGCAAAAGCCGCCGGACATTCTTCCTTGCAGATCACCAGCATCCTGTCCGCCAGTTGCCGGATTTCCCACTGCGCCCGGTTACAGCACCGCAGAGAAAAGAAGTGGCGCAGTTCCCTCGCGTTCATGGTCAGCAGCAGTCTTGTGCAGGTTCCTTCCGGAGCGGCGTATCGTGCGTCCTCCTTCGGAATTCCGTTTTCCACCGCCTTTTCATAGAACGCTCTGGACTGCTGGACCAGTTTCAGATAGTCGTTCTGTAGCTCTCCGTTGTTGGCAATGCTTGGCGGAATGATGACGGGCTGGTCGGTTAGGTCCGTGTACCGCTGGCTCTCCACATCAAAGCTTGCCAGTCTGTGCCTGGTCAGTTGCGACAGGAGCACCCTCGATACGCCCTCCACCCGGAATGTGAACACGATATGCTCCAGGATGGATTCATGCCCGGACCGGACGGCGTGTTCCATCGCCCTGTCAGGCTGTCCGGACCGTGTGCAGATGGCTGCCGCTTCCCCGGCCAGATCGTCCCCGAACGGGGTTACTCTTAACAGCGTTACGTTCATTTGTTTTCTTCCTTTCCGCAGTATTCCCGGAAGGTTTTCTTATAGCTGTCTCCGAGCAGTTTCTTGCACACCGCCATAGCAAAGCCCTTTTCCGGGTCGAACGGCTCATTGTGCGCCTTGACCACAGTTTTCGTCCCGTCATTCCACAGGATAACGGTCGCCGGTTCGTTGTGAATGACCCGCTTGATGTCCAGTTTCACTGTGTTTGGCGGAAAGCTGCATGGAATACAGACTGTATAGTTCAGACTATTGTGTGTACGGTTCCATGTTGTCTGTTCAATTGCTGTGTTAAAATCATTGGCTGCAATCATCATTTTCAGTTTCTCCTCATCAAGCCTTCCAGTCATCGTTATTTCCGGTACGCTCATATAGTCCCGGCTGATGGAATAGTCATACCAGTTGGTACTTGTAATAATCATATTTTTAAGAATTCCATTTGCGTCTCCTGCCAAATGAGAATAATGATTAAGAGATACTCTCATAACCTCCTACCTTCTCCCTCCTACTTCCTACCTGATTCAGACGTCCCCATCCTCTCCGTCATGCCTGATATGCAGTTCCCTTGCTACCAGATTAGCCCGGAACGGATGAAGCATATCTTCGGTATAGTCCGTCTTCCGCACCTCTCCGCACCGCTGGCAGCGCTTGTACATGAAGTTATAGTCCTTGTGGTCGTACACCCATATGTGTGAGCATAATGTCTCACGCATCACTCCTCACTCCCCGCTGGTTTGATCGGATTGCACACCATCTGACACGGTTCACCAGGCATTGCCAGCCGTACCATATTGCAGTAGGGACAGCGCATGTACACCGTGTCGTATTCAGTATGGTCATAAATCCAGGCGTGGGGACATAATTCCATTTGCTTTTCCTGTTCGGTCATTTCGTGTCTCCTTTCCGCTTACTTGTCCTTCTCTTTCCAGGTCTGATACAAAGCCCACGCAATCGGATTGCGGATAAATCCCGGTTGCTTTTCGTTCACGCCCACCGCAATGCCGTAGTATTTTTTCAGCGTCCGGATGGCCTTTTCCAGTTCCGTCCGCTTGTCCGGACCGACGCTCACCTTTGTAATCATTCCGTTCCATCCGGCTCAATACGCTGAATCTTCTTCTTTGTCCTTCTTCGGCGGTTCGGGCAGAGCGCCATCCTTTGGCATCCACCACAGTACGGTTTTAACGGTGTTCTTTTTCCAGTTCCACTCAGACGGCTTGCCGCATAAGCTTCTGTACATTCCAACGTCCCATGTATGCTCTCCGTCAGACGCAATCACGATCTGGTTCTTTTCCGGCAGTCTGTCCTTGACGCTGATCCAGCCGCTGATGGTCGTAGCTTCATCAAGCGTGTCAATCATGTCACCGACATCACAAGCACGGCACGGCGCTTCACCGAAGTCATACACAAAGGTTGTTTTCCCTTGCTTTATGCCTTTGCGCCTA